CTATGATCACAGTAAAAAATATTACGATTAAAAATTTCATGAGTGTTGGAAATGTCACTCAAGCAGTACAGCTAGATCAAAACGGACTCACCCTTGTTTTAGGCAATAACCTAGACTTGGGAGGTGATGGAAGTAGGAATGGTACAGGAAAAACTACCTTAGTTAATGCCCTTTGTTATGGCTTGTATGGTCAAGCTATAACTAACATTAGGAAAGACAATCTTGTTAATAAAACAAACTCCAAAAACATGCTGGTTACTATCGACTTCTCGAAAAACGGGTCGACTTACAGAATTGAAAGAGGTCGCAAGCCTAACGTATTCAAATTCATTGTCAACGAAAGCGAGATTGCTGACAATGCGTCCGATGAAGGTCAGGGAGAAAACAGACTAACACAACAACATATCGAGTCAGTGTTGGGTATGAGCTACGATATGTTCAAACATATTTTAGCATTAAACACTTTTACTGAGCCGTTTCTTAGTATGAAGTCTACTGACCAACGTGCTATTATTGAGCAGTTACTGGGCATTACATTGCTTAGTGAAAAAGCAGAAATTCTTAAAGAGCTAATGAAGTCTAGCAAAGACAGTCTCAAAGAAGAAGAATTCAGAATGAAAGCTCAACAAGAAAGTAATAATAAAATTAAGTCGTCAATTGACGACTTAGAAAAAAGAAGTAGTATTTGGTTAAGAAAAAGTGAAGAAGATATTGTCACTTATCAAAAGATAATTGCAGAACTAGAAGCAATTGAGATTAACCAGGAACTGACCAATCATCAGCTAGTAACTGTATGGAAAGAAAAACAAAGTAAAATTACTAGATTTAATAAAGACGTAAGCACACATCAAAGTGCAATTAAAAGATTAACTACTCAACGAGCAGAACTAGAAAATGCGCTGTTAAAAGCACGTGATCATACATGTCATGCATGTGGACAAGGGATACATGATTCTAAACAAGAATCCATGTTAAGTGATTTAGAAGATGCTGTATTAATTATTACTACAGACATAACATCAGAGTCTGCGTTAGAGCAAGTGGCCAGTTCTTCTATTACAGAGTTAGGAGAGTTGGGCAACTGTCCTATTCTAAAATATGCTACGTTGGATGAGGCAATTAATCATAAAACAACATTAGACAATACGTATAATCAACTTGAAAATAAACTATTAGAGACTGATCCGTATCATGAACAAATTGTGCATTTAAAAGATACTGCACTCACTGAGCTTGACTGGGATAAAATAAACGACTTAACTAAGTTAATTGAACACCAGGACTTTTTGTTAAAACTATTAACAAACAAAGACAGCTTTATTCGACGAAAAATCATTGAGCAAAACCTGAGTTACTTAAATCATCGATTAGAATATTACTTAGAGAAATTAGCACTACCGCATGAAGTTAAGTTTCAAAGCGATTTAACTGTTACTATTGAACAGTTGGGGCAAGAGTTTGACTTTGATAATCTTAGCAGGGGCGAGCGTAATAGGCTGATCCTGGGATTATCATGGAGTTTCCGTGATGTGTACGAAAGCCTGAATACTCCTGTAAATCTATTGTTTATCGATGAAATGGTTGATAGTGGCATGGATCCTAATGGGGTTGATAGTGCATTGGGTGTTCTTAAGAAAATGAGCAGAGAGCAAAATAAAAATATATTCTTGATTAGTCACAGAGACGAGTTGATTGCTAGAGTAAATACTATTCTACAAGTAACCAAAGAAAACGGGTTTACTACGTTTGGAATTGACGTAGACATGGTGGAGACTTAAAATGACTAGCACAGTTATCGCAACAGAAAAAGATAAAACAGGCGCTGATGTTACTATCAGCTGGGCTAAGAAAATTGGCGGAAGTATTGTTACTCCGTTTTTTCTACGAAATTATGCGGCGTTAATAGAAAACGGACATTCTGCCTCCTTTATATTTGGAACTAATAACAGTAAAGCAGTTTATGCTGTCATTGACAACACGGTGGTAGGTGCAATTGTATATGATACACAAGAAGACACTTATAAAACTGCATGGATTGTATTAAGTTGTATCGACGATAACTACCGTCGTCGTGGAATATATATGATGCTTCATAAGCATTTCGAAAACGTTGTTAAAAACGAAGGTAGTAAGCGTCTGGCTAGTCATGTGCATGTTGATAACGTTATAAGACAAGCCAGTTGTGAAGCAGTTGGGATGAAGCCTGATTTTTTAAGAATGGAAAAAACACTATGACATTAAAAGAAGAATTTGAACTAAACGGTGTATTAGGGCCACTAGAAGTCATGTCTCGAGAAGAGGCCTCTGAATTTTGCAAACTGGTTATGGATGCTGAAGAAAATATCAAACTAATGAAAAGTGATTATCGTTGCAAAAGTAATGTATTATTTCCATTTGTAGATAAAATTAGTAAGCACCCAAAATTAATAGAATATCTATCACAGTTAATAGGACCAAATATACATTGTTGGGATACCTTATTTTGGGTCAAACATCCCGGTGATAAAAAAGACGTTAGCTTTCATCAAGATGCCACTTATTGGAATTTTGATAAAAAACATTTGGCTGTTACTGCTTGGTTTGCATTTAGTGATGTAACTGAAGAACACGGAAGTTTAGAGTATGTCAAAGGTAGCCATCGAGTATTCCAGCACAGACATAAAGATGTTAAAACAAGTACTAATTTATTAATGAGGGGACAAACTGTAGATATTGATGTCCCAAAAGAACGTATTAAAACTAAGGTGCCGGCCGGGCATGTTATGTTGCATAGTCCTTATACTATACACGGTAGCGCAGATAATCAAGCAACCACCCCAAGAGTGGCTATGGGTATGATTTTTGCGTCTACTGAATGTAAACCCATTTTAAATCTAAGTCCAGAAAGCACTGTAATGGTAGCAGGCGAAGACCACTATAATTATATGTTACATGATCCTGCTCCTTGTGGAGATTGGGACAAGGATTTAAAAAACTGGCAAGGTGCTTACGATCGTCAGCATATTAACTATTACGAAATGGAACAAACTCCTGCCAGTCCTTATAATAAATTTAATAAAGAAGATGCAACTGTTTAAAGATTGGCGAGAATGTGATATCAGTGAAGATCCAGGCTTAATTTTAGATAAGACCAAGTCTTATTACTTGCATGCCAAGGCCTGGCATTTTAAAGGGTATATAGGTGGAACGCATTCCTGGTTTGCATGTTATAATACCCAGCATAAAAACTGGCTTGTGGCAGAAGTCACAGACCAAGAAACATTAGATGTGCAACAATGTCGTACTATATACAGTGGGGCAAAAGATATAACTAATATTGAAGAGCGTGCCGCATTTATCAGCGACCGTTTGTATAATGGTCAATGGTTTGGTAACAAGGTACATGTTGTGGACAGTTGTCCGGCTGTTGATTACAGTGACTTACTTTATTCAGTTAAAAAATATCCTATTGAAAAATTTGAGTTATTAAATTATAATTGCAATACTTTTTTATCTTACCTCATATGGGATTTACAGTTAGACTTAAAACGGCCAATTAGATCAGTTGGTTTTAAAAACACACAGTGGTGGAATAGACATTATGAATTTGAGATTTGAATACACCGAAAACAATCATTTTAAATGGGGTTTCGGAGATGAATGGTATAACCACCCGGATCCTGAAAAGCAGTATAAAATACAGCTAGGCTATGTTACCCGCCCAGTTAAACGTTTCAGAGAAGAATGTATTATTACTGCAAAATTAATTGCATCTAAGGCCACTAAACCTATTTGCATTGGACTCAGCGGCGGCAGTGACAGTCAGATGGCATGTTTAGCGTTTAGAGAAGCAGGTATTCCATTTAAAGTTGTTATTTTAAGCATGTTTGATGAAGAAGGCAACAATGTTAACGATCACGATATCAAGACCGCGTTTGCATTCTGCGAAAAATATAATATCGAATACATTATATTTCCGTTAAACATAGACGAATTTTATCAAACAAAAGGTGCCGAGTATGCGGCAAAATATGGATTAACCGGAGTACATACAATTATTCAATGTGCTACTATGGATTTTATTTGCCCTGATTATTGTTATATCATGGCTGGTGGTGATGTTGTAATGGTTCCATATAGGAAGTATGTTACTCCTGATTTAGAAATACCCACTTACGACTGGGATCCTACATTAAATAAGCTGGTTTGGTGGCAAGCACCGTTACCTATTATGCAACATATGATGGAAATGGGTTATGAAGGCACTAGCAAATTTTATTTGTATACACCTGAAATAATTGCCAGTTATCTCACCGATCCTACCGTAACAGAATTTTTAGCAGTACAAGATATTGTATATGAAGTATATGTCAGATGGCATCCGCAGGTTCGGATGTGGTGGCGATTATTTCATATGTTATATAAGCCATTGATGACTCAACGAGAATGGCCTGAAATGATTCCAGCACGTAAGTATACTGGATTTGAGCAACTACAGGGTAAGAATTTTAATTCAGGAAAAGAACTTATTTTTCAAAGACATATAGATGTGGCCGCGGCCGGCAAAACATTAGGACAAGTTGTAGTTACTACTATACCAGATCTAATTGAGTATGTTACTAAACCACATACTCATAGTTTAGTTGCTACACGAAAACCTCCAAAAGACGAATATATAAAATGAAAGAATACCTGTGGATTAATTGGAGTAATTTAGATTACCTAAATATGCCTGTGCGCGGTAGCTTCAGAAATGTTGTGGGTAATTTTGAATTTCCTGTTGATCGTTTTAATATGTTAGATAATGTACTTGAGATTCCATGCCGGAACATATTGCAAGATCCTAAGTTTTTATTGACAAATTTAACAAACGATTGGGAAGATCGATATTATTCTGTATTAGATAGTATTGCAGATAATGTGTTTACTATTGCAAATGGAAGAACAATTGTAGTTACATATAGTGGCGGTATTGATAGTGTTTCTGCATTAATATCTTTGCAAAAACACAGCAAGTATAAAGAATACCTAGAGCAGGGTAAATTTAAAGTAGCATTAACTAGTACCAGTATAACAGAATACCCCGAATTATTTTATAAAAGTATACTACCTAATATTCCGTTGATTCCATTGGATTATGTATCATTGATGAACGATGACGATGTGATGTTAGTGACCGGTGACATGGGAGATTATTGTATTGGATCCAGCGACACTCTACGATTTTCTGCTATGCAACCAGATTTAGATTTGATGGCGCCATGGAGAGAAATCATTCCTCTTATATCAAAAGTTAAAGGATCAGCGTTATACTTACATACCATGGAAACATTAGCTAGTAAAGCACCGTTTGAGATATGTTCCATTAATCAATTATTTTGGTGGACTGCAAATTCATTAACTGGTGTCCAAGATGATTTGTTTCGACCATGGTATTGGAGTACTGCCGCTAAAATAGAAGATGCTATTACACAAAATAAAATTTTTAGATTCTTTTATGATGCGGCAATGATGACGTTTAGTTTTGAATATATGAGTACTAATCCAGTATACCATAATTATATAGATAATAAAACGTGGCAAAAAAAGTACATTGTAAATTCGACAAACGACATTAGCTATATGAATAAACAAAAAATATTCAGTCAACGACTGAGTTTACGTCATGTATTTAAAACTTCTATATACATTGAAGATGGCATTATAAAATTTGGAACAGCTGGGGATATCATTCATGGCAATTCTTGACCGCATTAAAGTATTAGTAGACCAATATTCAGGACAAGTAGTTTGGCTCAGTTATCGTTTTGACGATAACACTCCCATGCATGATCCTACCCTTAACGTTTATCATTACGCTGGAGCTCCGGAAATTAATGCATGGGCATTATATTCTCAATATAGGTTATTTTATAAACCAGACTTATTAACGTTATATGCATCTCCACTAAGTGAATTCAGTGAGGATATTCAACTTCGTAGAGCAAAATGTATAGCTATTAATCAAATTAATAATTCTATTGTATATCAGTATGAAAAATTTCATTTGGGGAATGAAAAATTCTATGCAAATATAAATCACAATAATTGGCCGGCAATTTTTAGTTATGCACATAATTGTTCAATTGAAGATGCCGCAAAATTAGTTAAATTTAAAAAAGATGAAATTGAATGTGGCATGCATACTTTGGAATCATTCAGATACTTGTTTGTTAATAACATCAAAAATGCTAACACTTTGGCAGAAGTAGACCGGTTATTTGGTAATGCATGTATAGAGTTATTAAGTACCAATAATCTTATAATATCGGAATTAAAAACAGTTTCTGCAGAAAATTTAGTTACTAGTGTTAGTAAAAAGAAGAAAAATGTATAACACACATAAGATCTGGTAGTAATTGAGCATAAAGACTATATAGTAAGCATGGCATGGACACACCAAGGAAATTTAGTCGAAACGCTTCCAATAGACTGTATTGGATTTGTTTACGTTATTACCAATAGCGTAACCAATCGAAAATACATAGGCAAAAAACTAGCAAAATTTAGTAAAACAACTTATAAAACAGTTAAACTTAAAAATGGCACAAAAAAGAAAAAGAAAATTAGAAGCAAAATCGACAGCGACTGGCAAGACTACTACGGGTCAAACATAGAACTTAACAAAGATGTAGAAATATTAGGCAAAGATAAATTCTTAAGAGAAATTTTATATTACTGTACATCAAAGGCACAATGCTCATACATAGAAGCAAGAGAACAATTTACAAATAAAGTATTGGAATCTGCAGATTGGTACAATGGGCACATTCAAGTTCGCGTCCACGGCTCACATATACTCAACAAATAACAACTACGGAAAAGCTAAGTCCCGGCTGATTGACAGGGATCCTATAACTGGACCGCGGGTCACAGTGATGGAAATTCTGCGCCGTAGCAGAGACTAACTCCACTATCCTTAACAGGACGTAGTTCAATTGCTTGAAAAGAACTGGGTTTAGTATATGTAAAGCTAAAAAGAGTGAGCTCTGTTGACAATTACAACTCACAAGCTATGTAACCTGCTCTAATAGTGTTACGTAGTTGCGTTAAAGTCTAGTGTAAAAAGGTACCGCGAAACCGCCTTTGCTTGGTAAAAACAAGTTTCTTAATTAGAGTGTGACATATGGATGAAGGATAATGTCTAAACATACTTGGCCTTGGAATAAGGCTAAGTGTGACTGAACTCAGGATAATACTTAATCTTGTTAAAAAACTTAATTGAGTGTTACGTTAGTAACACGAAGATTAGGCTGTGTTTACACAGCCACAATTCTAATTATCTTCTTGATTTAGCTTTAGCATCTTTCATAGCTTGCTCTTCTTGTTCTGCTCTAAACTTTAGTGCTTCTGCTAAAGAGCCACGTTCTTCTGAAGACATATCATGAATATCGTGAAATGACATTCCGCTATAAATTGCTAGTAACATAAGGTCTTTCCTTATGGCTTTCTGATCTTCTTCGAACGAGCTAACAAACTGTGCTAACTCAGCGGGTTCTTGAAGTAATGAAGAAAGCCTTAGGCGAAAAAATCGCTGGGATTCATAGGCAGTTCAGTTGTATGTTCAACTTTACAAGAACTACAAGTAAACTTAATAGTAGTATCTACACCAGCATCCATTAGTGACTTTAAGGTTTTATCAATTACATCAAATTCAGGCTTACTGATAGTTGTTAACCATTCTCTAATCATTGTTCTATCATTGAATTCTTGACGGTCAGGAGTTTCTACTTTTTCTATAGCGGACGAAATTAAATCCAATGTTGCATCTAACAGTCTAGTAAAACTTCCACCTGCAAATCTAATTTTTTGTAATTGATCCTGTACATCTTTTTCTACTTGTTGTCCTTTGGCCATTTCTTCAAAGCCAGCAATGCTAACTTTATTTTGAGCAGACAATGTGTAAGGCTTTACAGTTACTTTGATACCCGACGATAATTCTACCATTTTAGATCCAGTGTAAAACACAGTGGTATCCAATAGATTGCCAAGATTTACATTAACTGGATTCTTTACCGATGGAACACAGTCGGGACAAACAAACTCAGTTTCCATAAAATCACCGTAAGTACTCATTCTGATACCCACCATAATTGAATCAATATCAATGGCCGGTACTTCGTTTGGATCTGAAATCCCGGGCACACATGTTCTGAATACTTGCTTTAGTGCTTCGCCGTTTAATAATGCATCAGGACTTTTTAATAAGATTTCGTCTTTAGCAGTCATAGGATATACTGCTATTTCTCCCGAATCCGACAAATCAATTGGTTTACTATAGCTTTGGCCGCCGCTGGGTAATTTGATATATCTTGCTGGGCGTTTGTTATATTGAATCAACGGATTCATTTTTGTGTTTTCCATGGTATTTTTCTCCGATAAATAATACTGTACTAATGAGTATTTATATACGTAGATAATGGCAACCGCACCTAAAAATATACCCTTACCCGACGGGTCCGAACGCCCACAATGGGCCACGGAAGAAACGTTACTTAAACTGCTAGACAAATTTGGCGGCAGTTCTGCAGGTGTAGGTGCGGCTGGCGGTACATCTAAATCTGGCACAGGCAGTAGTGGATCATCTGGCGCCGGCGGAAGCCCAATGGAATCTCTGGCAGAGATGGGTGAAACTGCACAATCAGTAAAGAAAAACTTTGGGGACATGGGTGACGCTACCAAGCGTCAAAGTTCGGCTACACTTGCAATGACGCATGGCGCTATGAACGCTGGCAAAAAACTATTTGCTATGGCAGAAGGGTCAGCTAGTGTAGATGGTGCAATGAAAACATTGGGCAGTGGCATGTCTAGTGTGGGAGCATTACTTGGTGGCCCATGGGGAATGGCAATACAGCTGGCGGCAGTGGGTGTTACAGCTATGGCCGCAAAGGTAGGAGAATATCTTGATTCCATGGACAAAATGGTCGAGGCTGGACTTGGGTACAGTGACAAACTAGGGGAAAGTGCCGCAATTGCCGCAAGTGCTGGACTGTCACTGACTGGATTTTATAATGCATTAGAAAAAACAGGACAAGCATACAGGTCACTGGGTGCAAATGGATTAGAAGCCGCAGACAACTTTGGTAAACTACAAACAGAAGTAAGGGACACATACGGTACTTTTGGTATGACACGCCAACAGTTAGCTGAAGGCAGTGCAGACTTTATTAATGTATTTGCGGCCCAGGGTCTTAAGGGATCTGACGCAGTAGCAGGCGCGGCCAAGGCATATGGTGGCACATTGGAAACATTACGTGAAGTCAGCGTGGCCACTGGTGCTAGTATGGCAGGCATGAAGAAAAGCATGGGCGACTTGTTAAAGAGCCCAATCATAACAGCAGGATTAAAAGCATTTGGTAGAAGCACCGAAGATGCAATACAATCATTGGCACGTGGTGCCTCGGGTATGGAAGCAGTGTTTGGTAAATTGGGTGCTGAATTATTTAAACAAACTGCTGAAGCAGAAGCCGCCGGACTCAGTATTATTAATACAAAATTAGGACAATCGTTTGCACCATTTGGTGATGTATCTATACTAGATAACTTCCAAAAGAAATTAAAAGACAACACCGTTAGTGCAGGTGAATTTGGTAAGAGTGCAGAAGCAATGGTCAACAGCATGGGCCCTAACATACCTACACTACGATTACTTGCTCAGCAAGGTGATGCTCAGGCCGCACAACTGATTGAAATGTATCAAAATGCCAAAAAGTATACAGAAATGAGCACCGAAGAACTAGAAGCAATAAAGAAAAAAGGCCGTGCAGAAGAAAACTTGAAAAAGATAACAGAAAAAATGGGTGCAATGATGGACAAGTTGTCCGCTAAACTGTTTGGACTAATAGATACAATACCTATATCAATGTTTGATGATTTGGCTAGTATATTGGAAGTTACTACAGATATATTGGGTGGACTGTTTACGGTTGTTGGTTGGGTATTAAAGCCAATGTTTGTAGCACTGGCGACTGTGATAGGGGTTGTGGTTAATGTATTCAAAGTAATATTTTCGATAGGATCAGAATTAGGAGACATGTTTGGTGCTCTGGCAGATGCTATTTTTGATTTAGATTTTGGACGAGTGTTAGACGTTCTTGTAATAGGTGTTAAAAATGTATTTGGTATTGTAGTGGATGGCCTAGTTGCAATATTAAAACCGGCAGTTGATTTTTTATCTAATATATTTTCGCCACTTGTTTCGGCATTTAGTTATGTAAAAGACGCAATTGGAAAATTTACTAGTGCATTAACTGACAATTGGTTAGTTAAAAAACTACTAGGAGGTAGTGATAGTTCAACCCCTGCAACTACTGCGGGAATGTCAGCACCAGTGTCAAATAATAGCGCGGCGGTAGTTTCGGCGAATAGAAATGTCCAAACGATGCAATATGGTAATCAAGAAGACAATAATAAACAACAAATGCAGATACAACAAGACATGAAAGACCAATTGACAGCAAGTGTCAGAGTCCAAAAACAAACAGCCGACAATACCGAACGAACTGGTAAAGCAGTTGAAGCGACCGGCGCCTACGCTTAAACTAAATATTAAACTATGAAGAATACATAAATGTCTTGGAAAAAATACTTTAACGTTCAAGGGTCTGCATTTAATCCCGGGAACCAACCCCCAACAAGTAATACTAGAGGTGTCACAACCAGCAAATTTTCTAGTTACTTAAATGAAGTGTATACCGGAACACCAAATCGTGTTGACCGTTATATTCAATATGATCAAATGGACATGGACAGCGAAATTAATGCCGCCCTAGACACCATTGCAGAATTCAGTACACAGTTTGATGCAAAAACAAATGTACCATTTGATGTACATTTCAATGATACCCCAACTGATAGTGAAGTTAAAGTTGTTAAGAAAGCACTACAACAGTGGTGTAGAATTAATGAATGGGATAAACGTTTATTCCGTGCAGTACGTAGCGTATTAAAATACGGCGACAATTTCTTTATTCGTGATCCAGAAACATTTGAATGGATATGGTTAGATCCTACTGCACTTACTAAGATTATTATTAATCAAAGTAAAGGAAAAATGCCAGAGCAATATGTTGTTAGAAACTTGTCTCTGGACATAATGAATAAAACAGCCACGGACATTATCAAACACGATACACAGTTCCAGTCTGCAGGCGCAATGGGCAAATTAGGTACAGCCGGCAGTGGAGCCCAGCAGTACGGTATTAAAAATCAAGGTGAAACAGAAGAATTTGGTATTGATGCAGACCACGTAGTACATTTGTCAATGACTGAAGGAATGGATAATAATTGGCCGTTTGGTACAAGCATATTAGATCCTGTGTTTAAAATTTATAAACAAAAAGAATTGTTAGAAGATGCTATTATTATCTATCGTGTACAACGTGCTCCAGAACGTCGTGTATTCTATATAGATACAGGTAATATGCCAGCACACATGGCCATGGCGTTTGTTGAACGTGTTAAAAATGAAATTCATCAACGTAGAATCCCAAGCCGTAACGGCGGCGGACAAACAGTTATGGATGCGGGATATAACCCGTTAAGTATGATGGAAGACTACTTTTTTGCTACCACTGCTGATGGTAGAGGTAGTAAAGTAGAAACATTACCAGGCGGTGAAAACTTAGGTCAAATCGATGACTTGAAGTTCTTTACTAATAAAATGATGCGAGCGTTGCGTATACCTAGTAGCTATTTGCCTACTGGACCCGATGACGGAACTTCAGCATATCAAGATGGCAAAGTAGGTACTGCATTTATTCAAGAGTTCCGTTTTAACAAGTATTGCCAACGTATACAAGGACTAATTGCGCCACGTTTCGATGAAGAATTTAAGTTATTTTTAAAATTTAAAGGCATTGAAATTGATGCAAGTACATTTGATTTACGATTCCTACCGCCACAAAACTTTGCGGCGTATAGGGAAACCGAGCTAAATGCAAGCAGAGCACAAGTGTTTACACAGTTAGCAGAAATTCCATTCTTAAGCAGAAGATTTGTGTTAAGCAAGTATCTAGGCTTAGAAGAAGACGAAATTGTAGAAAACGAAGAAATGTGGTTAGAAGAAAATCCAGACAAGCACGATGATGCTGGTATGGGTACTGACGACATGATGAACGCAGGTAGTGCCGGCGGTATTGGCACTAATGAACTAGGAGCAGTTGGAGTACAACCTCCCGCTGAAGGCGGAGAAGAACTACCACCCGAAGGCGGAGAAGAAGGCGGCCCACCGCCCGAAGGAGCACCACAATGAAATTTTTAGAACTACGAGAAAGTATCGAAGAAGACGCAAAGTCTAACAATGATATCTTCAAAGGACAACTTGATCAATTACGTAAAACGGATACACGCCGCGGCCGTTTAACGCTTATGCACTTAAATAAGTTACGTAAAATGAAAGAAGTACGTAAAGCAGAAGTTAATAAAAAAGCCCAAAAACTGGGTATAATTTACGCAAGAGCTTCGGCCCAATAAGCTCAAAGGCATACTTATGCCGCGGCCTAAAATCTAAAAAACACGTTTTTTAGGCCTTTTCTAAGGGTATTTTACCCGCCTCCTTTAAATAATAATACGATAACATAATCTTTGTACAAGGAGATATACGAATGTCAAAAAAGATACTAGAACAAGTGCTAGAGCACATCCTGAATAAGGAAGAAGATAAAGCTCAAGATTTACTACACTCATTTTTCGTTGAAAAAGGACGTAGCATTTATGAAGGCTTAATCGAGGATGACCAAGTCGACGAAGACGAAGTCTTAGAAACAGAAGAAATCAACGGTAACACTGAAGATGACTTTGAGAACGATATCAATGCCGCTAAGGAAGATATTGCTAGCGAAGAAATGTTCAGCGAAGAAGGTGATGATGAAGAGTTTGGCGACGAACTAGGCGACGAAGACGAAATAGACATGGACGACATGGGCGACGAAGAAGGTGGTGAAACCATCAACCAAGTTGACGATGCTGTAATGGACGTTGAAGATGCACTAGACGAACTAAAATCTTTATTTGCACAACTTAAAGATGAAAACGGTGCAGGCGATGACATGGGCGACGACTTAGGCGACGACATGGATATGGGTCCTGAAGAAGAAACAGAAGAAAGTTTCCAATTTGAAGACGCTGATGAATTAGACGAATCTGCTGATTTAATCGCAGTTGCTAAACCAGCTGGCGGCGATAATGGAAACAATACAAGAAGCCCAGTACCTGCTAATAGCGGTGCTAAGGGAATGTCCGCAAAGCCAGTTAGACTAGGTAGCAGTGAATCCAGCAATGGTGGAACTGGTGCTAACGCTAAAGACATGGGTGTAAATCCAGGCAATGCTCCAGGGCAAAAGAAAGCTCCTAGTTTAAGCGCAGTTGCTAAACCAGCTAAAGCTGAAGCCGCAGGAAACACAAGATCTCCTGTAGCAGGACGTTAATATGATTAAGTATATACCACTTAGAGAAGCATTAACTTTTGATCAAGCCCAGCTTGTTGTCGAATCTCGCGATCACGCAGATGGCAAAAGCAAAGACTTGTACATGAGTGGTATTTTTATACAAGGCGGCGTTAAAAATCAAAACCAACGAGTTTACCCTGTAAATGAAATTGGACTAGCTGTTAAAAGTATAAAAGAACGTATTAACTCAGGTTATAGTGTATTAGGAGAAGCAGATCATCCAGATGATTTGCAAGTTAATTTGGATCGAGTAAGTCATATGATTACTGACATCTACATGGATGGCGGTAATGGATTAGGCAAGCTAAAGATCCTACCAACTCCAATGGGTAACATTGTTAAAACATTGTTAGAAAGCGGAGTTAAATTGGGTGTAAGTTCTAGGGGATCTGGCAATGTTAATGAAAGCGGTGAAGTTAAAGACTTCGAAATCGTTACAGTAGACATTGTTGCAAACCCTAGTGCTCCAGAGGCATATCCGAAGGCAATCTACGAACGTGTTATGATGAGCAATCGTCAGCGACAATTAATGGACGTAGCAGGTGCCGTCAAACATGACTCTAAAGCACAGAGGTACCTCCAGGAAGAGGTTCTGAAGTTTATCCAAAACCTTAAAGTCTAAGGAGAAGGTATAATGACAGTTTTTTCGGAACTACTTGGTTCAGAAGTACTCTCAGAAGATGTTAAATCTAAATTAGAGGAAGCGTTTGCAAAACAAATCGCTGAAGCTAAGACAGAATTAACCGCCAACCTTCGCGAAGAATTCGCTCAACGCTATGAGCACGATAAAGGTATGATTGTTGAATCAATGAACACAATGATTGAAGAAGCAATTACACATGAAATCGAAGAATTCAAGCAAGATAAAGACGCTTTAGTACAAGCCCGTGTGGCCTACAAAAAGAAAGTCTCAGAACATAGTGAACTATTAAACAAGTTTGTTATGGAAGCTCTTGCACGTGAATTAGGTGAATTGAGAAAAGATCGCAAAGCACATGAAACTAACTTTTCTAAGTTAGAAGAATTTGTATTACAACGATTAACTGGTGAACTGAATGAATTAAAAGAAGATGAGCAGGCCTTGCGCTCCGCTCGTGTTCGCATGGTTCAAGAAGGTAAGAAGATAATTGCAGATGCAAAAGTGAAATTTGTTAAAGAAGCCGCTAACAAAGTTGAAGGTATTATTAGTAATGCTATGAAGACAGAGTTAACTCAGCTTAAAGAAGACATCAAGGTTGCTCGTGAAAATGCGTTTGGTCGTAAGATCATGGAAACATTCGCCGCAGAATTCATGGCAAGCCACTTTGCAGATGGAACAGAAGTTAAAAAGATGGGCAAACAACTTGCCGTACTTGAGTCCAAGTTACAAGTGACAACACAACAACTTGAACAAAAAGACAAAATGATTGCAGAGGCAGTACGTAAGCAAAGTATCGCAGAAGATACTACTAAACGTGCCCGTATTATGCAGGAGCTGGTAGCTCCATTGTCTAAAGAGAAACGCGAGATTATGGAAGATTTACTGCAAACAGTAAAGACAACTAATCTTAAGGAATCTTTTGAAAAATATCTACCAGCAGTTCTTAACGAATCTGCCCCACGCGGCAACGCAAAGGCAACGCTAGTTGAGAGCGCCAAAGCACAGAGTACTGTGTTTACTGGTAACAAGTCTGTAAGCGCAGAACAATCTACAGGTAAAGCTGAGATAGTTGCACTACGCAAACTTGCAGGAATCTAAAGTAAGGAGACATTAAATGTCAAGTCAACTTTTCGAGTCACAAAACTGGTCAGCTACTAAAGAAGCTCTGCTAGACGGACTCTCCGGCAATAAAAAAGCCGTTATGGAAACAACATTAGAAAATACACGTAAGTATTTGTCTGAAAGTGTTACAGCTGGTGCTACATCTTCTGGTAACGTCGCAGTATTAAACAAAGTAATTCTGCCAGTTATTCGTCGTGTTATGCCTACTGTTATCGCTAACGAAATCGTTGGTGTTCAGCCAATGACAGGCCCAGTTGGTCAAATCCACACATTGCGTGTTCGTTACGCACAGTCTGCCACTGGCGTTACAGCTGGTGAAGAAGCACTAAGCCCGTTCAAGATTGCAGAAGCATATTCTGGTGCTAGTTCTGGTAAAGCAACTGCTACAAGCGCACTAGAAGGCGAAGCTGGTAACAAGTTAAGCATTCAAGTATTGAAGCAAACTGTTGAAGCTAAGACACGTAAATTGTCTGCTCGTTGGACATTTGAAGCCGCTCAAGACGCACAAGCCATGCATGGTTTGGATGTCGAAGCAGAAATCATGGCCGCTCTAGCACAAGAAATTACTGCTGAAATCGACCAAGAAGTTATCGGTTCTTTATTGAGCCTAGCTGGTTCTGCAGTTAGCACATTTGACATGACTGCTGGTGATTTCACTGGCACACCTACATACGTTGGTGACCGTCATGCAGTTTTAGCTATTCTTATCAATAACGCCGCTAACCTAATCGCCCAACGTACACGTCGTGGCGCAGGTAACTACGTTGTTGTAAGCCCAACAGCTTTAACAGTACTACAAAGTGCTACAACTTCAGCATTCGCTCGTACTACAGAAGGTACATTCGAAGCTCCAACAAATACTAAATTCGTTGGTACACTAAACAGCTCTATGCGTGTATATGTAAACAGCTACGCTAACGAAACTAGTCCAGTACTAGTTGGTTACAAAGGTCCTAATGAAATGGATGCGGCCGCTTTCTACTGCCCATACATTCCATTGATGAGCTCTGGCGTTGTTCTTGATCCATCAACATTCGAACCAGTTGTGTCATTCATGACACGTTATGGTTATGTTGAGTTAACAAACACAGCATCCAGCTTAGGCAATGCCGCTGACTATGTTGCTAAAATTGCTATGGCAAACATTAGCTTCAAATAATCTTAGGATTAAAGTTAGTAAATTCAGAAAAGCCCCGCAAGGGGCTTTTTTGTTAATATAATTCCTTGCATACTAAATAAAAATCAAATTTGGTATAAATATATGAATATTAGTAACTGAGTAAACAAATGGCCATCAACATTAATCACCAAAACAACGAAGTAACAACATCAAATAGTGAGTTGGATTTTCAAGACACTATGATGAAAAATGTTAACGTTGAACGTGTAGCGTCTGATCCTAACATTACAGTTAGTGGACGAGTTTGGTACAATACTACCGATAAACATGTGAAGATGTCTGCAATTAATGATAACGGACAATTAGTTATCAAGCAGATCCCGATTAAAGATGATGTTGATTCAGCATTAGCACAAGCTAAAGCCTACGTAGACAATTTGAAATTACAGGACATTTCTAATGTCTCGGAACCAAATGGTTTAAACAGCGGCGATGTTTTAGTTTACTCTGCTATGGTAGATCAATGGTTAGTTACAAATTACCTAGCTCAACAAGTTGTTGATGCAGGCGAGTTTTAATGGAGAATTTATAAATGGCGTCAACAATTAGAATTAAACGTTCCAGTGTAAACGGTAATCCTACCTATCTGGCCGCAGGCGAATTAGCGTATTCGGCACAAGCAGGAACACAATCCAATGGCGGCGACCGCTTATACATTGGTATTGGTTCTGAATCAGGCACATTAGCCGCTGGTACTGCTAATGCCGCAAATCACTATGTAGTTGGTGGTAAGTATTTTACGGACATGTTGGATCATGTTGCAGGCACATTAACTGCTAGTTCTGCACTCATTGCTGATGCTAACAGTAAAATTGATATAATTAACGTTGGCAATATTCGAGTAACTGGTAGCTCAAACGTTATTAGTAGCACAGATACCAATGGTAATATTGTTCTTACACCTAACGGCACTGGGTATGTATCAATATCCGGTACTAACGGAGTAATAATTCCAGTAGGTACCACAGGACAACGTGCTCCGGCTATACAAGGCGCAATTAGATTTAATACAACCACTTCACAGTTTGAAGGTTACAGTGGAAGTAACTGGGCAAGCATGGGCGGTGTTAGAAGTGTAGACGGATTAACTTATATTGCCGCAGAAGATACACCAGGTGCAAGTGACGATATAATCCATTTTTATGCAAGTAACAATAGCACTGCTATCGAAGTTGCTAAATTAAATACAACGAAATTAGAATTATTACAAACAACTGCCGCAAGCAGTAATACAACCGGTGCATTGGTTGTGGCAGGCGGCGTTGGAATTGGCGGCAACTTATATATCGGCGGTAACTTAGTATTAACAGGTACAGAAAACGTATTTGACAATGTCACATTACAAAAGAATACCACTATAGTTGGTAGCGATACTGCGGCAACAGAATATTTTAAAATTCAAAACGGATCTGGTGTTGACAAGTTTGTAGTTGATAGTTCAACTGGTAACACTGTAATTCAAGGTACGTTAAATGTTACTGGTACAGTTGTATATGCGGCACTTGGCGCAACATCCATTACTGATTCAGGACTAACATCTGGAAGAGTAACTTATGCATCTACTGGCGGCTTGTTAGTTGACAGTAACAACATGACATTTAATGGTACAACATTAACAGTCAATACTTTGGCAGTTACTAATAATATTTCCAGCGTTGGTGGTACACTAAGTGTAACAGGTGATACAGCACTTACTGGTAATTTATCAGTAGCCGCTACAATTAATGCCAATGGCGGCACAATTGGTACCACAGCAGTTTCTTTCAACTTATTACAATCCAATGCCGCTACTATTGGCGCATTTGGTGCCGCAACTAGTTTGACAATGGGGTATAGTGGAGTTTCTGCATCTACTACCAATCTTGCTACAGGCAACGTAGCATCGGCAACAACTAAAACTATCAATATTGGTACAGGCGGCCAGTCGGGGTCTATTACTAACGTTAATATTGGTAGTGTGGGCGTAGCAACAGGTACAACTACAATCAACACAGCAGTAAGCGTTGCACAAACATTGTCAGTATCTGGACATACAACTTTTGAAGGTGTAACTAGTACAGGTTCTACAGGTACAGGTAATTTAGTTTATAGTGTAGGCCCAACGTTTACTGGAACATTGAACGCCGCGGCAATTACTACCACTGGTAATGTTATTGTTGGCGGAACATTAGCGGCCACAGGCGCTACTACATTAAGTTCTACTTTAGCAGTAACTGGTGATTTTTCTGTTGCAACTAATAAGTTTACAGTAGCGGCATCCAGCGGCAATGCCGCGGTAGCAGGTACTCTAGCAGTAACTGGCGCCGCTACGTTAACTTCTACACTAGCGGTTAACAGTATTACTGATTCCACTACTACAACAACAGGTGCATTAACAGTAGCTGGCGGAGTTGGTATTGCCAAGAAATTAGTAGTAGGTGACACAGCTTCTGTTGCTGGCGACTTTGCAGTAGCTACTAACAAATTTACAGTTGCGGCAAGCAGTGGTAACACTACAGTAGCAGGTACTTTAGCAGTAACTGGCGTAGCTACATATAGTGCCAACATAGCAATGAGCGGTTACGCAATTACTGGATTAGCTAATCCAACAAATGCACAAGACGCCGCTACAAAGGCCTATGTTGACGCCGCTAGAAACGGCTTAGATATCAAGCAGTCGGTAAGAGCGGCCACAACAGCTAACATTACATTATCTAATACACAAACAATTGACGGCGTTGCATTAGCCGCTGGCGATCGCGTATTGGTTAAAGAACAAACAACTGCAAGCCAAAACGGCTTGTATGAGGTTGTAAGTGGTGCCGCATGGACTCGCACTACAGATGCTAATAACATTGCAGATGCTGGTGGTACAACTGGTGAATTTACTGCTGGATTGTTCTGCTTTGTTGAAGAAGGTACTGTTAACGGAGACTCTGGCTTTGTATGTACTAATGATGGCGTAATTACATTAGGTTCAACAGCAATTACATTTGCACAGTTCAGTGGTGCAGGACAAGTAATTGCTGGCGCAGGCCTAACAAAGACAGGTAATCAGATTGACGTTGGTGCAGGCAATGGTATTACTGTTAATGCCAACGATGTTGCTCTTGCAACAACAGTAGCTGGTAACGGTTTAACATACACTACTGGTGTATTGGATGTTGTTGGTACAACTAATAGAATCAGTGTTAGCAGTGATAGCATTGATATTTCTTCAAGCTATGTTGGACAAGCAAGTATTGTCACAGTTGGTACATTAACAACTGGTGCGTTGGGAGTGGGATTTACCACAGTTAACGTAGCACAAGGTGGTACAGGGGTATCATCGTTCACTTCAAATGGAGTGGTATATGGAAATGGTACTAGTGCCCTGCAAGCAACCGCTGTGGCAACTATTGCAGGAAGTTATTTGCGTCAAGATGCATCCGGAGCTCCATTTTGGAGTGCTGAAGTGGATGGCGGAACATACTAAATAATACTGTATGTTATATACCAAACAGGATAGTAACACACTATCCTGTTTGTTTTTCTATATAGAAGAAGGTAGTAAGCCATATGAGCGCAAATATTAAATTAAAACGCAGTGCCCAACAAGGGAAAATTCCTGCAACAACAGACCTGGCATTGGGTGAACTAGCAGTCAACACATATGACGGTAAAGTTTATGTTAAAAAGAGTGTTAGTGGAACTGAAACAGTCGTTGAAGTAGGATCAACTGCAAACCCATATTCATTACCGACAGCAAGTACAAATACGTTGGGCGGCGTTAAAGTTGACGGAACATCTATTTCAATTAACGGTTCCGGAGTAATTTCAGCAGGCGCGACGGCCACGGAAGTTACACAATTAGTTGTTGACAGATCAACATTCGTTGGCGATGGATCTCAATTAATATTTGATTTGGCTGTTACTCCCAAAGATATAAATCACGTGGAAGTATATATCGATGGCGTCTATCAGCTGATAGATACATATGAGCTGGGCCAAGGATCTAGTACAATGGATCAATTTACTGGAAACGGTTCGATGACATCGTTTGGGTTAAGTGCAACACCGCAGTCTATAGATCAAATACAAGTGTTTATATCCGGAGTCTACCAACAATCTGGAGCTTTTACATTATCGGGCAGTACTATTACATTTTCTACTGCTATCCCAAATGGTTATGTTATGGAAGTGAGAAACAATGTAACAGACACAACTGTAATATTTTCTGAAGCACCAGGTAATGGTTCGGTAATAGAAGTAGTTACATTAAATTCAAATCTTAATTTTGCCCGTTACTCGATGACTACGGCAGTTTCAACAGATACACTTAACATAGGTTATTATGTATCGACGTCAGACGTTTATAAACTATATTGGTCAGGTGTATACCAGAATGATGATGCATATTCGATAACAGGTCAGGAAATTACTTTATCAGAAACAGTTGATGCTGGCGAGGAATTTGAAATAATAATAATGTCAAATAATCAATCCACTGGCGGAGCCGGCACTGCTGGCGGAGCCGATTTCTGGACAGCGACGGCAACATCACAGGATATGTATACTCCCGAAGTAGTTGATACATTTTTAAAAGCAGTTTATAGGACTGCAAAATATTTAATACAAGCAGAATCTAACGGCATATTTCAAGCGGCCGATGTGTTACTAATACAAAACGGCACTACAGTTAGCGTTGCAATTCAAACGGTTAACACGGGCTCTACTCTTATCAACATTGACGGGGTAATTAATGGTCCATATGTAGAATTAACAGTATTACCAACACAACAGACGTACCCGACTGTGATTACGCTTAAACGCTTAGACTTACCAGTGTGATACGTACAAGTTTACTAGTATACGATAAATACTTGAATAGGAATATTTGAATACCCTCTCTGAGTATTCTTTTACATGATAAATATTCAAATAATAGGATCTTAAGATGGCATTAACTAGAGTAAAAGCAAGTTTATTGAACGGTGTAATTACACCAAGTAGCGCCGGGTTTACAACCACTGTGGCACTGTCTAGCGGAACAACATCTGCTCCTCCTTTATTGTTTTCTTCGGGCAGTAACTTAACTGTTCCTTACCAAGGATCCATGGAATTTGACGGTACTAATTTCTATCTTACACCAGCTTCTACTAGAAAAACCATTGCTTTTACTGATAGCACAATGACCGGCAATGCCGCAACAGCTACTAAATGGGCTACACAACGACAAATTACATTAACAGGTGATGCCAGTGGTAGCGTATATATTGACGGATCCGGAGATGTTAACTTAGCGGTAACTGTTAGCAGTAACTCTATTGCCCTTGGTACAGATACAACTGGTAACTATGTTGCCAGTATCGCTAATGGTGCATATATTACTGGAGGCGCCGCAGGTGCAGAAGGTTCAGTACTAACATTAGCAGTAGATGCCACAAGTGCAAACACAGCAAGTAAAGTAGTTGCTCGAGATGCCAGCGGCAATTTTAGCGCAGGAACAATTACAGCGGCCCTGACAGGTAACGCAAGTACAGCAAGTACATTACAAACAGCCCGTAATATCAACGGCACAAGTTTCAACGGTAGCGCAAATATTACTTTTGGTACAGATTCTGTAGCCGAAGGTAGCACTAATTTATATTATACTGTTGCCCGCGTTAAAAGTTATCTGGGCGATGGCGCCTTTGATGGTAACATTATTCCAGCAACTAATAATACATATAGTCTAGGATCTGCGGCAAAAACATGGAAAGACTTATATGTTGGACCTGGATCGTTATATGTTAACGGTAAGAAAGTAGTTGAAGATATTTCTGGAACGATTACATTTAGTACAGATATAAACCAGAATTTATCAATTCAAACCAGTGGTAGTGGTGATATCCAACTAGATCCAGTGGGTACTGGAGTTATTGCAGTTAAAGGCCCGTTGCAAATTGAAGCTAGCCAAAATATTACTTCTAGTGATGGCAATGCAATTGGTTTTTCAAATCAAATTGCAGTTGATTCAATAACTAGTAAAACAGCCAATACTGATATAACCATTGTTGCGGCTGGCACTGGTAAAGTTTATCTTAACGATAATGTAACAGTTGGAAATAACTTAATAGTAACAGGTAACTTAACAGTTAGTGGAACAACAACTACAGTTAACAGTGAAACAATTAGTTTAGCCGATAACATTATTGATTTAAACAGTAACTTTACCACTGGCACACCAACAGAAAATGCGGGTATTCGTATAATGCGTGGCGATGAGCCGGCAACACAACTTCGTTGGACTGAAGCAACCGATAATTGGAGTTATACTACTGATGGCACCGCTTACTATACTATTGTCGGTGCAACTGATACACAAACATTAACAAATAAAACCATAGTCGCAGGTAGTAACACTATCAGCGGTTTAACAAATAGCAACCTAAGCGGTTCAGCCGCAATTAGTAATGCTAATTTAGCAAATAGTGCAGTAACAGTAGGATCCACAAGCATATCATTGGGAGCAACGTCAACTACATTGGCTGGTTTAACTTCTGTCACATCAACAACATTTGTTGGTGCTTTAACTGGCAACGCAAGTACAGCAACAGCATTGGCAACTTCTAGAACATTAGCAGTCGCAGGCGACTTGTCGGGATCTGCTGGATTCGATGGTTCAGCAAATGCAACTATATCTGCTACATTGGCCAGTACTGGTGTAACAGCTGGCACTTATGGATCTGCTAGTACTCATCCTGTAATTATAGTAGATGCAAAAGGTAGAATAACTTCGGCAACTAATACTACTATTGCAATTGCAAGTACACAAGTCACCGACTTTAATGAAGCAGTACAAGACTCAGCATCGTCAATGATAACAAATGGTGTCCATACTGGTATTAGTGCTACGTATACAGACGCTAGTGATTATCTGTCATTGGCACTAACCAGTACAGGTGTAAGTGCAGGAACATATAATACTGTAACAGTTGATGTCAAAGGTAGAGTCAGTGCTGGATCTAACGCCGCATACTTAACAGGTAATCAATCAATCACAGTGTCAGGTGATGCCACTGGTAGTGGAACAACTAGCATTAGTTTAACGTTAGCTAACACGGCAGTAACAGCTGGAACATATGGTTTTGCAAACACCAGCACAGGAACTGGTAACAAGAAAATTGGAACGGTTATTGTAGATAGCAAAGGTCGAGTGACAGGGATTACTGAAAGGACATGGGCACTAAGACATAGTGATGTTCTTATAGTTACTGATGCCGCAGTATTAACATACACATTCTTATACAATGCGTCTGCAATGTCAGTAGACACAGACAATGTAACAATCTTTAACAACAGATTAAAAATGAGAGCAAATGAGTATACAGTTAATTCTGGCGGGACAATAACTTTTGTCACTGGCACGATAGATGCCTCTGACGAACTAGAAATAACTACAATTAACTATATTTAAACAGGATTAAAAATGTCAAGAAAATATGATTTAAGAGCAAGCGGTAGTAGTACTACCTTTGCCAGCGGAACAAATAATTACAAATTAAACAAGAGCACTGGAGCATATGATACATATACCAGTGACGCAGGCATAACTTCCAGCGACATTGTTTTTATTGGTAAAAAGTCAAACATCAGCGACCGTCTTGATGCTGTGGAAAAAAACATCAGTGTGCTAGCCGCCCAAGCATTTATCAGCGATTCAATTGATACAGATTCAGGAACTAGCATTATTGCTAGTAAACTTAAAACAGCTAGAACAATTAGTTTAACCGGCGATGTAACTGGTAGTGTGAGTTTTGACGGTAGTCAAAGCGTTTCAATATCCACAACGGCCGCGGCAAATAGTGTTGTGCTTGGCACTGATACAACTGGTAATTATGTTGCAAGTTTGATAGCCGGGACTGGCATAACATTGGCAAATAACACAGGAGAAACAGCAACTCCAACAGTTACAGTGGACACGTCAGTAATAGCACAAAAAGCAGATACAACATATATTGGTACAACCAGCGTTGCATTGAATAGGTCAAGTGCCAATTTAGCATTAACTGGTATTTCCAGCGTTGCGTTACCAGGTGCAACGTCAGGCACTATTACATTAACGCCAACAGCAGTGGCTGGCACAAGCACATTAACATTGCCAGGCTCAACTGATACATTGGTTGGCCGCGCCACTACTGACACATTAACAAATAAATCTATAGCCGCAGGTAGCAATACAATTAGTGGTATAGTTAACGCCAACCTAAGCGGTACAGCTGGTATTACCAACGCCAATTTGGCTAACAGTAGTATCACCGTTACAGCCGGCACTGGTATGTCAGGCGGTGGCGCAGTATCACTGGGTGGTTCAGTTACTGTAACCAACGCCGGCGTAACAGCTCTTACAACCAGCAGTGGTTTAAGTACAAACACAAGTGCAACTGGCGCAGTTTCTATTACTAACACTGGTGTACTATCAATTACAACAAACACTGGTTTAAGCACAAACGCAAGTGCCACAGGGGCAATTACAATCACTAATACTGGTGTGACAAGCAACGTTGCTGGTACAGGTATTAGTGTGTCGGGCGCCACTGGCGCAGTTACAATTGCTAACACTGGTGTAACCAGTGCAGTAGCTGGTACTGGGGTTGGCGTGTCTGCCGCAACTGGCGCAGTTACATTTAGCATTGGCCAAGCAGTTGCTACATCTAGCTCACCAACATTCGCTAGTGTTACACATACTACAAGTGGTATATTTAATGGCTCAACAAGTGGTGCAACTACCGTTATTGCTTCAGCCATCGCTGGTACAACTACTTTAACTCTGCCATCTGCAACTGATACATTGGTTGGCCGTGCAACTACTGATACATTGACTAACAAGTCAATCAGCGGTTCTACTAATACATTATCTGCCATTGCTAACGCAAGTTTAACAAATAGCTCAGTAACAGTTACAGCTGGTACTGGTATGTCAGGCGGCGGCGCAGTATCACTAGGTGGTTCAGTTACATTAACTAACGCAGGTGTTACTGCTCTTACAACCAGCAGTGGTTTAAGTACAAACACAAGTGCAACTGGCGCAGTTTCTATTACTAACACTGGTGTAACCAGTGCAGTAGCTGGTACAGGGGTTAGCGTATCTGCCGCAACCGGTGCTGTTACATTCAGTATTGGTCAAGCAGTTGGTACATCAAGCAACGTTACATTTAATGACTTAACTGTTGCTGGTAATTTAACAGTTAGCGGCACAACTTCTACTATTAACTCAACTACATTAAATGTAGCTGACTTGAACATTACTGTAGCTAACGGTGCGGCCACAGCGGCCGCGGCCAATGGCGCTGGATTAACAGTAGCCGGCCCTGCAACTCCTGCAACATTAACATACACAAGTGCAGACGATCGCTGGAACTTTAACAAGACATTAAATGCCACATTAGCTGGTAACGTAACTGGTAACGTAACTGGAAGTTCTGGTTCAACAACAGGCAATGCCGCTACCGCTACTACATTAGCAACTGCTCGTGCTATTCAAGGCGTAAATTTCGACGGTAGTGCGGCAATTACAGTTGTTACGGCTGGTACAGGTATTAGCGTATCTGGTACAACTGTTACCAACACTGGTGTTATTAGTTTAACTAGTGGCGGCGGTATTACTGCAAGTGCATCAGCTGGTGCTATTACGTTAGGCTCAACCGCTACTTCTGCTAATACAGCAAGTGCTATTGTTGCTCGTGATGCAAGTGGTAACTTTACTGCCGGTACAATTACAGCCGCATTGAGTGGTAATGCAACAACATCTAGTTCAACATCCGGCAACGCAGGTACAGCCACAACATTACAAACTGCTCGTTTAATCAACGGTGTAAGTTTTAATGGCAGTGCTGACGTAACAGTTACTACAGCAGGCACTGGTATCAGCGTAAGTGGTACAACAGTTACTAACACTGGTATTATTTCTGCCAGTGCAGGTACAGGTATTAGCGTAAGTGGTACTAACCCACTAACAATTACCAACACTGGAGTAACCAGTATTGTGGCAGGTACCAACATTGCACTAAGTGGTGCCACTGGTGCAGTAACAGTTAGCGTAACTGGTACAGTGGCCAATGCCACAAACGCCGCTACAGCTGGCACGGTACTAGGTACAGTAGCAGGTACAGGATCACTTGACTTAGTTTATGGCAACATGGCTGATAACGATCAATTTCGTATTAGAGTTGGAGGCACAGCAACCAACTCAGGTTTTGTTGAAATTGCCACAGCCGATGATGCTACAGAGCCAATCTATGTACGTCAGTACACAGGTGTATTCACTACATTGGCAAGAACAGCTACTCTATTAGACGGCTCTGGAAACACAAGTTTCCCAGGATCAGTTACAGCATCTTCTTTTTCTGGGTCATTGACCGGTAACGTAACTGGTAACGTAACTGGTAGCTCTGGATCATGTACCGGTAATGCGGCAACTGCTACTTCTGCAACAAACGCAACAAACGCAACAAACGCAACAAACGCAACAAACGCAACAAACGCAACAAACGCAACCACAGCTGGTGGTTTAGCAGTGGCAACAGGCCGTAACAATTCCGCTAACCAAATTGTTCGTACTGATGGCAGTGGTTATTTGCAAGTAGGTTACATTAACTCGTCAA